CTCTCACTATATATTTTATAGCGTTGCCTTCTGCAAAAAGCAACTTGTTTTTGTTTATAAACTCTGCGGGCTGAATGACATAATCTCGATAGTGATTGCCACCTACCTGCCTAGTTAAGGTGTTTTTTTTCATACTCTTTATATTCCTTTATTGTTTTTTCACTTGGATAATAAACATCGACTACACAATGACATTTAGGACAATGTAAATTAGTTACCATATCATAAGTATCATCATCATCTATATCATGATCAGCTCCCCATATTAGTTCTGTTTCGCAGTGCCAACACTTCATATTTTAACTCCTTTCAAATAATTTAATGCATTTTGTAGTCCTTCTATATTATCTCCAAAACTTCCAAATGCTGCATTACAATTTATACATAACCAACCTCTGTGAGTAAAAGTTTCATGACAATGATCTAAAACAAGTTTGTTTTTTATTTTCTTACAATTTTGACATTTGTTGTCTTCAGGATAAGCAATAGTAAGTTTTACTTTATATCTTCTATTATGTCTTTCAGTATTATAACAAAATTTACATTGAGTTCTTAATCTACGAATATCATAATTATTACATTGAGCTGTGTGAAAATTTTTTTGATTAAAATTTTTTTTACAAGTATTACAAATGTAAGTATCAGTTTCTTTACCAAGAACTTTTATTTTTCCTTTTTTACTATCTCTGAAAAAATATTCTAAAGGGCCATTTGTTGTTTCTAGTATCATATTATATAAGCCCTATCAAAGTTCTTTGGATCTAACACATGCAATTCACGCTTCGCTCTCGTCGCTCCAGTGTAGAATAATCTATGTAATTCATCAGGATCATAACTCATCGTTTCTAACGCTGCATTTGTAAGGTCCTGCATAAGCAGAACGTTGTCGGCTTCTCCTCCTTTTGCTCCGTGTATTGTTGACATAATGATACGAGGATTTTTATTTATCATTTCACCATTCGCCCTCATATTACGAATGTAATTCTCTGTGACATTATCTAAACCTTCAAAAGCATCATACCATACACTGTCTGTAACCAAACCGTGTTCAGCTCTACAATCTCTCATTAAATATTTTGTATCAGAGTGTAATGTTTTACCAGTTCTAAAACCTGGCAATACATTAGAGCCAAGGTATTCATATATATTTTTTATTTCTATGTTACCTAGAGAAGCATCTTTACGCCAATGCTCCCAGTTATTTAATGCCATAAGAAGTTTTAATGGCACAGAGTTAACACCTCTATGTTGATAATACCAACCTTGTAATTCACATAAATCTTTTACATCATCTAAAAAATGATTTGCAGAAGATAACACTAACCAATTACCTTTAGACATATCTACTTGTGTAATATCAGAGTATCGTTTTAGTTTACCTTGTTCAGCTCTAGGCTTATAATCTTTATCAAATCTATTCTGTACTTTGTTTATAATCTTTTGTGATAGTTCGTGTATTGGTCCGCCTGGTATTCTATAAGATTGATCTAATACTTTAATGTCATTAACTTCTTCTTTGAGAGCTATAAAATGATCTACATCAGCTCCAGCCCATTTAAATATAGCTTGGTCATCATCGCCTGCAATATAAGTTTTCTCTGCGTTGGCCCATAATGATCTAACCATTTCCCATTGTATTAAAGATAAGTCTTGTGCCTCATCTATAAATAATGCCTTAAAGTTTTGTTTGGTTTCCTGTGCAATAAAGTCTTCTAGTAAATCTGTAAAATCTTTTAGACCTTTTTCTTTTTTGTATCTCTTTAGTTCTTCTGATAGTAAATAAAGTGTATCTCTTTCTATATCTAATATGTTTTGTCTAGAATCATAATACTCTAATAGATCCATACGTTTAACTCTAGCTGTGTTCATAATAGTTAAGTATTCATTATCAGAATTAAATGTACCATCATCCGTAGAATACTTTGCTGTCTTAATAGGTATACCTACTAATTTACCAAACTCTCTGTAATTATCTCCTGTCATCATCTTTTCTTTTGTCATAGCTAAACGACTAAACGCATAAGAATGTAGAGTTCTAAAGTTCTCTAAATCTTTTTCTGCATCCAAACCAAACTTTTCAGCGGCTCTTGTTGCAGCTTCTCTTGCAGCTTTTCTAGTAAAAGAAAAGTATCCTATCTGTTTTGGCCTAATCCCTTGTTGGATGAACTGATCGACTAAATTCAATAACGTTGTCGTCTTGCCCGTCCCCGGTGGACCTAGTATTATAGTTTTCATATTTTAATAATCTTTTTCTTAATATATCTATTTTCATTTCTAATAACTCACACCTACTTTTTTCTAATCGGTATCGTAGATTCCAATTAATACCTATGTCTTTTACTTTACTCATTAAAATGCCTCCTGATGATATTCAACTTTAGAAACAGCAGCTTCAGTTTGTTTCATTGTTTTTATTTTTATTAATCTTGGTTGTTGTTTTTTTATTCTTACTCTTTCTTCTGATACAAAAGTATCATCTAATCTTTTTATTAAATTACCTGTTTTAATTTTATCTACTTCCCAATTATTCTTTTTAAGGAATGCGTAGAAGTCATCCATTCTAAAGTATGTAAATTCTTTATTGTCATCTGTGTATGGTAATTTATTAAACACATCATCCATTGTTCTTGCAGACTGTCTGTTAGTAGTCCAGTCTTGTAATAATCCTGTAAGTTGATTCATAGGATTTAAAGACTCTAATGGTTCTACTTCTTGTAAATTGTTCATCATAGGTTTTAAAAAATGTTGTTTCCAATCTTTTGCTTTTGGTACAGGTACAACTAAATTAGCTTGATCTAAACATGCTAATGCAAATAAAGGTGAGCTGTATAACTGTTCTGATTTTAATTCGATCCGCGTTCCATCTACATCTAAAAACCATTGTGGTGGACTTGACTTGTATTTAGTAAGATTGCCTAGTTGTGGCATCTCCTCTTCACCAAAACCTACACCAAATCTTTTCGTTCTACATAAACCCGATTGACAGACCGCGTTAATTGGTGCGTCTTTACATCTATACTTGTCATAACCTTTACGATTAACTGATTTAATTAATTGTTGAACCTCACTATTACTTAACTTGGGTTCCATATGTTTTATATTAGCTTCTACGATTTTATCTTCCCAACTATCCGGGTGAGCTTGTTTGTAGTAAACTGCAATATTAAATAATGCATTGTTCCTAGACCCCTCACCAAAACCAGTTGATGCCAACTTGTTTAGACAAGGAGGTCCAGCAGGAAACGCTTCTTCTATTTTCTTTTCTTCAACTTTAATTTGTTTGACTTGTTCTTCACTGCAACCATGTAAATCATAGAGCTTATAAAATTCCTCAAGTGAAGCAGCATCGCCGTTATCATTAATCGCATATCTTAATCCTTTTGTTTCATTGTAGTAGGGTAAGTTTAAGAAATTACCTGTATCCCCACGTTCTACAAGTATTTCTGTTTGTTTAGGAAAGATCTCTGATCCTTCATAACCTAAAACTTTTGCTAATTTTTTGAGTGTGCTCTGCATAAGAGATGCAGAGATAAATTCTGTAGTAAATAAAAATACGTGAGCACCGCCTGATTTAGAACGGCAAACGATTAAGGGGAAATTAAGATTTCGTATGCTTTGAATGAGGCTGCCGTGGTCGAAATTGTAACTGTCAATATCAATACAGCCCCAACGACACGTGTTATCCTCACGAATGGGGATAATCCCGAGAGCCGGACCTTTTCCCTGTAAATGGTTCTCCCACAAATCATCGCTAACATTCTTTCTAACAATGAATGCCTTACCTTTTTGTTTGTCACCATTGGCTGCGACATCGCCTTTTTGATATTGTCCATATGCAATTTTTAATCCTTCAAATATATTTTTAAATTTTTCCGTCTTCATTATCATTTCTACTTAATTTGTAAAGGGGGACTATTAATCCCCCTCACTACAACTAAAACGGTGTTGCCGCTCCAGTTGATTTCTCTTCCACATCTGCTTTTGTTTGCACGTTACCTTTTGAAACATTATTAGAAAAGTCTTTTGAATTTAAATACAAAGACTTATCTTTCTGTCCCATGATTCTGTCCATCGTCACAACCCAACCATACCAAGAACCTTTGTCGTTCTTTTGTAGATTTGATTGAAGATTGTAAACAACCCCATGCATAGGTGGTACAGCAAATCCGCCTTTACCATCGTCAATTTGAACAGACTTCATCATTGAATTCCATTTTTTACTGACGCTCAACTGTGTTGATTTCATAGTAATTAAAGCTGGACTATATCCACCTTGTTTGTTTTCGACCTGTACATAGTAATAAGCAGTCTCTTCTAAATAGTTACCGTTTGGTAATCTAATTTTAGAGCCTTCTCTCTTACCTGTTTGTATCACCGGACTTCCTGGTGAGTGAGTTGCTACAGGCGCACCTGGACCATCTCCTCTATCAGACCATTCCGGATAGTCTTTTTTGTAGTAGCAAGGAATAATCTTGATACCTTTTTTACCATCGTATAACTCGCTGGTAACTGTATTATAGATCATACCAGGTTTGGCACCCTCTATAAATTTACTATCACCATCTGTTACTTGTGGTGAAAGTTGTCCCAAGATTCT